AAGGCTCTCGGAGGCAATGGGACCGGTGAGTCCCTTTACAACAAGTGTCTGGAACTGCCAATAACGGCGGAGACAGGGAATGAGGAAAAAGAAAAAGGCTGACGCCAAGTCGCCGGAAATGTCCGCAGATGTCCGGGTGGTATCTGTGATAGAGTAAAATCAGAAAAGTTAGAGTAAGAGCCTCGTGCAGGAGAAGGATCCTGTCCGGGGCTTTTTCACGTTGAAAGGAGGGAAGAAACTATGGATTTCGGAATTGCAAGTGTGGCAGCAATCACGGTGATTGCGTATCTGGTGGGCATCGGCTGCAAGGCAGCAGGAGCCATAAAGGATGAGCTGATCCCAGTGATCTGCGGATGCGTCGGTGCAGTGCTCGGCATTGCCGGGTTGTATCTCATGCCGGATTTTCCGGCAAAGGATGTGATCAACGCCCTCGCCGTCGGCATCGTATCCGGTCTGGCAGCGACTGGCGTAAACCAGATCTACAAGCAGCTCACAAAGACAGGGGAGTGAGGGGAGGTGATCCTCGTATCTCGGCAGTCCCTTCCGTCAAAGGGACAAGGAACTACATGGCTCTTCGGGTGTCACAGCCCGGAGGGCTTTTTCGTTAGGAGGGAAAGATCATGAGTGAATACAGAGGTATTGATATCAGTCACTGGCAGGGAGCCATTGACTGGGCAAAGGTAAAGGCAGCCGGCATCCAGTTTGCCATCATCAAATCGGGCGGATCCGATGCCGGTTTTTATACCGATCCCAGATGGGAGGAGAACTACAAAGGAGCCAAGGCCAATGGCATCGCAGTCGGAGCCTATTACTTCGTAGGTCCGGGATGCATTTCGGTGGCAGATGGACAAGCAGATGCAGAGCGATTCCTTGCACAGCTCAAAGGAAAACAGTTCGAATACCCGGTGTATATCGATGTTGAAGCGACTCCTGCATCTAAAAAGGCTGGTGCGACAGAGGCAGTGATTGCATTCTGCAGGGCAATGGAAGCGGGTGGATATTATGCCGGGATCTACAGCTCCACCTATTCTGGATTCCGCGACCGCTTGGATGATTCGAAGCTCACGCCATTCACCCATTGGGTTGCACAGTATGCATCCAAATGCACCTATGGCGGATCCTATGGAATCTGGCAGTATTCGTCTTCCGGACAGGTGAACGGCATCAGCGGCAGGGTGGATATGGATGTTTCTTATCAGGACTTTCCGTCCATCATCAAGGCGGGTGGATTCAACGGATATGCAAAAAAGGCAGCCGCACCGAAGCCGGTTGCACCAGTCCAGCCGCATAAGACGGTGGAGAAAATTGCCCGCGAGGTGCTCACTGGGAAGTGGGGCAATGGTGATGATCGGAGGAGACGCCTTGCTTCTGCAGGATATGACGCTGCTGCTGTTCAGGCAAAGGTGAATGAGCTGCTCCATGCACAGAGTAGACCACAGGCCGTCTATTACACCATCCAGCGAGGTGACACGCTCTCCGGAATCGCGAGAAGGTATGGAACCAGCGTATCCGCCATCCAAAAACTGAACGCATCCCTGATCCGGAATGTAAACCGTATCCAGGCAGGATGGAAGATTCGGGTGAAATAATAAAAAGCCTGATACGTTATAAGACGCCAGATAATTTGAACAAAAAAATAGAGCCCGATCTCTCGATAAGGCCCTTACAAAAGCATTTCTGCTTTTTTCTTGTAAGCTTAGTTTAGTCGATTTGGAACCAGTTGTCAATGACTAATTGCAAAAACTCAAAGGTTGATGAAATCAGTGAATTGCTAACATAGTATTCTGGATGCCTGAGCATACGATCCTCAAATGCATGGAGCTTTTGAGCTGCTTTGTTGTGTACGCCTTCACTTGTAACAATCTTATTATGCATAAAGAGAATGCAAATTAAACCTTGAATGCGTTCATTGCTCATCTGATTGGCACGGATATTACGATTAAGACCGTGAATACTAGATAGCTTTTGAGTTATAAGGTAGCTTGTGCTATATCGAGAGGTGTTTCTGTGCAGATCATTAATAACACAGTCGCTATGAGCACAAGCATTGCGAATATTTTTGCATTGTAAGAGTACAAACAGATTTTTCTGCATATCCTTCGATTGAAAACGATAGGCGCAGAAACGATAGAAATATAGTATGGTTCCGAATGGTACTAGCTCGAGAAATACCCAAGCAGGAAGGTCGGAGATGTATTTCTTGTAGATATCACCAGTGTAAATGCTGTCTCGGTTTTGATCTAATTCTCTTTGTAGATGTTTTTTATGCTCAGTATCAAGAGAGTTAATGTAGTCAATTACGATCTGATAGCCATCCTCGTTATGATTCTCGATTTCTCGAAGCAGTTCCAGTTTAGTGAAATGCTCAATATCAAGCGATAATTGGAGAAAGGTGTATCGGAGCTCCATATCGATGATAGCAAGATCTTGTAGGTAACCGAAATCAAGATTCACATACTTATCAATCGGTTCCTGATTTGAGTCGAGCTTCTTATTATAGTTCTTCCGATATGACGCAACACGGAAGTAATTGTTATTGTTCTCCATATAGTTGGCTGCGTCTTCCGGAGAGACGATATCGAAGGTGATTCCCTTCTCCTGCATATGAGCAACAAGCTCTTTAGCTGATTTTATTGGCTTAGTTTTAGTACTCATGAAATGATTCGACCCCTTTGATACAAAATGTCTCCGTGAGAGTGCCGGAGAAGGATTATTTTCAATTCTAACTGTCTTATTTGACTGAGTCAATGTAAACGAATATCATTCGACTTATTGCTCGAAGAATATTCTCCGAGGATTTTCCGCTCAGCATAACAGACAGTAAATGAATATCTTATAGAAATTCTTATTCATCCTCGAGGCATTCCCCGGGGATTTTTTATTGGCCTTCTTTTAAAAACAAGAGCAGGGTTCGTTGCTAACATCCACAAATAAGGCCGCCTTATTCGGCTGGATAATCTACGATCTTTCCTATTATAATGCGTTGCTTATTTGGCCCCTCAGAGGGAATATACGACTACCAAAGGAGGAAGCGCAATGATTCAGAAAATACAACATCGGAAAACAGTGAAAAACATTACCGCAGAAAAAACGAAGATCCGCGCTGCCGCCTACTGTCGGGTATCGACAGCTCAGGAACTGCAGGAAGATTCCTTTGACCTGCAGATGGAAACCTATCGAAAGAAGATCGAGAGCAATCCGGACCTTACGCTGGTGGATGTCTACGGGGATCTTGGTCGGAGCGGCACACAGATCAAGGGGAGAAACGAATTCCAGCGCATGATGAAAGACTGCCGGGATGGAAAGATCGACCTGATCTATTGCAAGAGCATCTCCAGATTCGGAAGAAACATGGAGAACGTCCTTGCTTCGATCCGCGAGCTTCAGAAGCTCCATGTCCGGGTGATTTTTGAAAAGGAAGGTCTGGACACGAAGGATCAGCAGTCAGAGATAATCTTCGGCATCATGGCGACGATCGCTGAGGAAGAGAGCCGGTCGATTGCAGAGAACCTGCACTGGGGCCGGAAGGCGAGACTGAAGAAGGGAAGACCTTATGGCGAGGTCAGCTACGGCTATCGGGAGAAGAAGGATCATACCTGGGTGATTTATGAGCCGGAAGCGGAGCGGGTACGGACCGCATTTCGAATGGCGCTGGGCCACCATAACTACACAGAGATCCGGATGGCTCTGCAGGAGATGGAGGATCGGGATGGGACTGGACGAACATGGATCCAGTCCACTTTGCAGTATTTGCTTGTGAATCCCTACTACACGGGAAGCTACATCAGCAACAAGACGATCGAGACGGTTGTCGGAGGAAAGGGCAAAGTCAGAAGAGACAACAGCGGTGAGAGAGGACAATTCATCATTGAAAACCATCATGAGCCGCTGATCAGTAAGGAAGATTTTGAAACGGTAGAAGAGCTGGTAAAAACGAAGGCTCTGTTCACGCCGAAAAACTGGAGGAAGCTGCATGGAAAGTGTACAGATCAGAAGACCGCAGAACCGGCCTGAAACAAGGAGAACGACAAAGGCTGCCGGAGAAGAGAAGCTGCGGGTTGCAGCCTACTGCCGTGTCAGCACGGACAGCGATGAGCAGGAGACCAGCTTTGAAACACAGGTCGAAGTGTACGAGAAGAAGATCCGAGCCAATCCCGCATGGGAGTACGCCGGGGTCTACACGGACGAAGGAATTACCGGGACCAAGGCATCGAAACGTCCGGGCTTTCAGAAGATGATCAAGGACGCGGAGAACGGAAAGATTGATCGGATTCTCACGAAGTCGATCAGCCGGTTTGCCCGGAACACCCTTGACTGCATCGCTTACGTACGGCATTTGAAAGAGCTTGGAACGACAATTCTCTTCGAAAAGGAAAATATCGACACCGGAAGCACCTATTCTGAGATGCTCCTTACGGTTCTGGCTGCATTCGCACAGGAAGAATCCAGATCCATCAGTGCCAACATTACCTGGGGCGTTCGAAAGCGTTTTGAGGATGGGCAGGAGCGCTGGGCGAAGATCTATGGTTACCGGAAGAACTTTGATACTGGCGAAACCTACATCGTTGTAGAGAATGAAGCAGAGGTTATCCGGCTGATTTTCAGCCTCTATGAGAGAGGTCTTTCCACAACAGAAGTGGGCAGGGAACTGGAGAAGCGGAAGATCCTCACGCCAGCAGGAAAAACGGTGTGGAACGGAGCTCTGGTGCGTTCTATTCTTGTAAACGAGAAATACTGTGGAGACCTGATTCTTCAAAAATATGTGACGACTGATCACCTGACGCATGCCTTTGTAAAGAACGACGGCGAAGAAGCACCAATGTATTACATCAAAGACCATCACGAAGCGATTGTCTCGCGGGAACAGTTCAATCGGGTACAGAAAATCCTCGAATACCGAAACAGGAAGAAAAATGGATATGATACCTATCCGCTTGGAGACAAGCTCCGCTGCCCATATTGCGGGAAACCGATGATCCAGAAGAAGATCCTCGTGTATAGGCAAAGCCGCGGATGGGTCTGCCCGGATCATAACTTTCTCATCCATTCGAAGCATGTGGAGGAAGCGATACTGTCAGCTTTTCATGAGGTGGATCGCTTGGTGCTTACAAAGATTCGGGAGAAAGGAACTCCGGAAGAGATAAAGGCGGCAGAGGCCTTTTTGGAAATGCTTGAGGAAGACATTCATACAGTTGAATTTTACTGGGTGGATGACCTGATTGACTACATCGATCTGGGGCTGCACAAGGATATGGAAACAAGAACGTTGACCGTCCACTGGCGATGTGGCATTGTCACCACGGTACCAACCAACGTAGATCCGGTGAAGGACGATCCTGAGAAGCTGGCGCTTACAGATAAGAGATGCTATGAGAACCACCGAAAGTGGTGCGAGAAACAGAAAAAAGAACAGGATTTGATTGAGAGAGAGGCGTAAAAACCTCTCTCTTTTTTTGCCATCAGATGGAGGAAAGCCATATGGAAACAGGGGAAATGAAGGTATCCTATCGGAAATCGATCCGGGAATCCCGAAAGACCCGGACGGCTGCCTACTGCCGCGTCAGTACCAACCGCGCCGATCAGGAAGACAGTTTCGAGGTCCAGAAGGAATATTATGACAAATACATCCAGAGCAATCCGGACTGGGAGTACGTCGGGATCTATTCTGATAACGGCATCAGCGGCACCGATGCAAAGAAGCGTCCGGGATTTATGCAGATGGTGCAGGACGCGGTGGATGGAAAGATTGACCTCATTCTGGTGAAGAGCATTTCCCGATTCTCCCGCAATGTTGTGGATTGCAAACACTATGTGGATCTTCTGCACGGAAACGGCGTGGACATCCAATTCGAGAAGGAAGGGATCAGTACCAAAGATCCGACCGCCTTTCTGATATTTGGACTGATGGCAGTCATTGCGCAGAGTGAGAGCGAATCCATCAGCAAGAACATGAAGTGGCGCTACCAGCAGGCCTTTGAGCAGGGAAAGTACTCGCTCGGGAACAACCACATCCTTGGCTACAGCACAAAGCACGACGGGACGATCTACATCAATGACGATGCATGGATTGTCCGGAAAATCTTCCAGATGTTCCTTGCGGGCAAGAGTTACTCCGCCATCGCGTCAGCGGTGAATGCAGCCGGTGGACACAGCGTGACCGGCAGACCCATGACAGCGGAGACCGTGCGGGGCATTCTGAAGAATGAAACCTTTGTGGGAGATAAACTTCTGCAGAAGCGACCGCCGAAGAACTTTCTCACGCATAAGCCGGATCCTTCCGTGGATTACGATTCTTTTTATATCACGGACGGACATCCTGCGATCATCGACCGGGACACCTGGGATCAGGTGCAGAAAAAGCTGAGTGACCGGAAGGAAGAGCAGGAGCGAGGAATTTACTCGATGCCCGGAAGAAGCAGCTTTCTTTACGGCAGAGTCTTCTGCGGAAACTGCGGTGCT